CCATCGTTTGTAAACTCAGTTGGCTTCCAGCCTTTCAGTTTCTTCAAACGGTCAGCAACATGGTCACGGCTACCGGGGTTGAACTCTACCTTCTTAACCTTGAATGTAGGGACACCCTTTTCGTAGCCAAACTTCTTGGAGTTTACCTTCGGAGTAAACGGCGTTTTAATCTCCCAATCAGGGAACGCCTTCTTGAGTTCCTCTTCAAGCTCGTGTTTCCGGGTAGCGAGTTGACCATATAGAGAAGAAGCACCCTGTCTGTCAAAGGCAAATCCACAAGTTTCTTGCTGGAAAATAATTTCTGCCAGTTCATGCTCTAGCTCCATAGCCTGTTCACTGTAGTCCTTGGCAACAATCTTTTGCCAAAGCGTGTTGGTTACCTCGACATCCTGTATGCAGTATTCCCACATCTCCTGATTGAACGCTTCCCAGCCCCCCTGATAATCATCTTTGTAATTACCAATGCGGTGACCCCATGCTCTCAGGCTGTGTGAGCCAATGAGCTTGGTAGGAAACTCAGTCCGTGTGAAATCTGATTGCTTGATGTCTGCCCAGATAAGCCGGGTGCAGACCAGCGTGTCACGAACCAGACCCTTCGGTTGGAACGTGCCAAGCTTTTGAAGTACAGGAATGTCGTACTTGATGATGTTGTGCCCTACAATCAGGTCAGCATCTTCTAACCTCTTAGCACCTTCAGGCCAGTTATCGGTGTAGCTGATAATCTCACCTGAGTCGATGTCCTTGAGGATGAGACAGTGTATGGTAGAGACATCATCAAGTAATCCGTCAGTCTCTAAATCAAACACATATCTCATAGCAAACCTTTCATGCTAGGTGGGCAGTAGTTCTCACCCTTGAGTACCTTGCCGCCAGCGTCAACCACAGGCTTGCCATCCACGAGCTTGCTCATGTTGGAGTGGTGAACACGGACAAAGGCTGGTTGGACAGGAAGACCAAAGGTAACAGCAAACCCTGACACCACATACATGATGTCACACAGTTCTTTCAGGATGTTCTCTTGGACTTCATCAGAAACTTTGGCATCCCAATCTAACTGTTGTCGTGCTTTATTAACTTCAGCTTCTAGCTCTTTGACTTCCTCATTGATGAGCCGCATCCGTAAATGCAAATCACCTTTTGAGTAAGGTACATCAATAGGTTGTCCCATTGCTTTCTGGAACTGAGACACCATCATTTCTCGTGTTACATCTTTCATGTTAGAACTCATTCTCTACCTCTTCAAAATCTGGATTACACTCCTGCATCCGTCCCGTCAGTGGATTGTACTTGGCGTGACAAGCTACCCCACACTCACCACTAAAGCGGTTCTTTAGCACCCGGATAGTTGTGACGTTGGAGTCTTCACCCTGTTGGTTACGCTCAAGGCCAATCACCATGTCCGATAGCTGGGCGATAGCATGACTACCACGAAGCTGTGACAGGCTAGTATGTGCGCCTTCTTCGTGGCCTCTGTTACCATCAGGCCGCTTGAGGTGTGACACTAATATCAATCCCACACCTGTCTCTTGTACCAGAGTACGAAGTGCAGTCATAGCATTATCAATCAGTCGTCTTTCATCACCGTCCCCAAGACCAGAAACCACAATAGAAAGGTGGTCAAGAATAACCCAATCGCACTCTTCTCCCTTAGCAAGAAACTTGATTCTACCCAAGAGATTTTCGATAGCGGTGCTACCAAAAGCATCATAGAAATAAACCCGGCCATTACCGATGACACTATCAAACGCACTCCGAAGCTCATCACTTTCAACAGGTGATAAACCCAGATGTAAAGGCTTGTCGAGGTGTAAACCCATGAGGCCAAGAGCCGTTCTCTTAACGGTTTCTTCAAGCATGATGAAGCCAACTTTCTCTCCCTTTTGGATTAGGTCATAGCCAATCTCACGAACCAGTGCTGACTTACCAATGCCTGACCCGGCAGTGATAGTTGTAAGCTCTGACTTGCGAAGGCCATGTGTCTTTTCGTTGAGGCCAACGAAGGGGTAATCCACAGTGTAGACAATCTCGTTGGTTGATAAGGTAGCCCAGAGGTCAGAGCCAGACACAATACCGTCTGGTCTGAATGTCTTGGCTTCCCAGATGGCAGAGATAATCTCTTTCCCTCTGTTCGCCATGAGCATTTCATTGGCATCCTTGAGGGGTAGCTGTGCAATCTTTGCCTTACCCGGCGTGAGTACAGAGGCACAGGCTCTGGCGGCAGACTGCCCAGCTTCATCCATGTCGAACATGAACACCACTGTCTCAAAGCTCTCAAGCCATTCAAGAGATTTCTGTACGTCACGCTTCGCCCCCTGTGCCCCATTTTTAACGGACACGGTAGGCCATTTGTTTTGCTGTATCATGCTGACGGAAAGGCAGTCGAGTTCACCTTCGGTGACCACTACCATTTTACCACCGTCACGCCACAGCCACTGACCATAAAGCCCGGTGTAGTTCCCTACCCACTTGAATGTTTTGTCAGGGAATCGGAACTTCTGTGCAACAAGCTTTTGGTTCTGATGATAGTTTGCTACCTGACAGGATACCCCGTTGTGTTTCGCAACACGGTAGTCAAACTTGCGACAGGTATCTTCGTTGATACCTCGTTTTGAAAGGGCTTTGATTTGCCCTTTCGTGAATACACTTTCTTCGACTTCACTACCCTCGTCTTGTACTGGGGTGAAGCCAAACTCTTCGCCACTGGATTGGAACATTTCTTCTTCAGCTTTCTCATAATAACCACATCCGAAACAGTACCCATGCCCGTCAGAGTAGCGGCCTAGGTTATCCCTAGAACCGCACTCTGGACATGGCTCGTGGCGAACACAGACTGACTCAGGCAGAGCCTCTGTATCCGTCATACCATTCTCCTACATTAAAAGTTGGACAAGCTTTGGATGAGATATCGTTGTGCCCAATGACATTTGCATCTGGGTACTTTTCTTTCAGGTCATCCACCAAGTTTTCCAACGTACTCCACTGGTCTGCGGTAAAGTTTGTCTCAGGTTCATTGTCCTCAGACAGACCACCTACCATACAGATGCCAACAGAGATAGCGTTGTGGCCTTTGGCGTGTGCCCCAACCTCTTCCAGTTCACGGCCTGTCTCGACAGTACCGTCACGCTTGATAACAAAGTGGTAGCCGATTTTCAGCCAACCACGCTCCCGATGCCATCGGTCAATATCCGATGCACCGATGTCCATGCTGGGCTTTGTTGCCGCACAATGGACAATTATTTCTTTCGTTTCTTTTCGCATCTTACTAAGCAAAGACTTGCTTCCTTCTGTTGAGGGGATAGCTCCTCGTTCAACCAGCTAGTAGGAATGGACTTGTCTGCATACTCAAAGCCGTAGCGACTGCACCACATTCCGTAGGTTGTTTTAGATTTACTCCCGATTTTTGTTTTAGAGTTTGAGAAGACAAACCTAATTACTAAGTCAGGGTTCTGTTCTTTGATTAGCTTATGCTTGGAACGGTCTGAACTGAGGAACTGTCCTTTTGTCTCAACGATGATGCCGTTGGGAAGAACAAAATCAGGTTTGTATTTTGAGTGGGGCTTGCGGTATTGAACCCAGCCGGGTGGCTCGTAATGAAACTTGACACCAAGCTGGGTTAATTCATCGGCAACCTTCTCTTCTAGTCCACTTCTATAAATAGATTTCTTAGAAGTCTTCATCATCAGAGAAGTCCGATTCCGTGGCTGTCTCTGTCTGGGACGAAGTAAATCCTTCGGTTGCGGAAAATCCATATGCCGAAGCATCAGCACCCCCACCTGTTTTCAGGTCAATGATTTGAACAGCCTTCAAGCGCAGAGACACGCCAGCACCCACAGCGGCAACGTAATATGGGATAAGGTCTGCCGATACACACAGCTTTGACCCACCCCAGATGTCATCACACTCGTTAATCAACGAGCCTTGTGCATCAAAGAGCTTCGGAGCTATGTCGATAGTCCGTCCGTCTTTGTTAATCTGGGCGTTCATCTTAAATTTGAACACCACTCTGCCTGTCTCTTGACCTTCATCATCAAGCTCGTTGAAGTAAGGGGCATCTGATTCCTTCTGCTTTTTGCCTTGGGGAATCATAGACAGTGCAACTTTTTTGTTTGCCTCAATCTTTTCGATGATAGGTGTAGCTTCTTCCTGTGACAGAGAGAGGTTCACCTTGTACTGAGGCTTGCCTGAGATACCAGACTGAGGGTCTTTGTACACATCAGGGCGATTAAGATGAGGGTAAATTGCAATACCTTGAGGTGTTACAATTCCTTCATATTCTTTTCTAGCCATAAGCTAAATCCTCCAATGGATAGTTATCTTCAATTATGAAACCATAAGTACCTATGGCTTCGGTGAGGACATCTACAGGTACTGCGACATCCATTTCTTCATAAAATTCAAGGAGTTTTTCCATAGCGTCCTCTTTAGGGAAGACCACCAGAAGATTCTGATGGTCTAATATGGTGGGTATTAAATGCCTTAGTGGATTGCATCAGGCAAAGAAAAATGGGCTGTCCTCTACGACACGAATGTCAAGGTCACCCTTCGGTGGTATGGGGTCAATCTCTGCATGACGATGCGCTGGGAGTACATCCAACAGGTCAATGCGGAAGTCTTCCAAGACATCCACCTGACAGTACATCTCAACGAAAGCCTTGCGGAGACACCACCACATCAACTCTGCGTCTGCCGCATGAGTACCGTAACTGTCATGCACCATTGCAAAGTTGTAGATTTCACACTGCTTGGCAACGTCAATCGTTATCATCATGTGTGCCGCATCGATGCTGTGAACAAAGTTGGGGCTGATGCCATTGGACTGACGGTTCTTATCCAGCTTGCCTGTTTCTTTGTACAAGGCAGGACGGAAAGCAGAACCAAGAAGCTTAGTCTCAATCCTGAACGGACGGGTTTCTGGGTAGGCTTGAAGCACCGGGAAGTTACATGGGGTATCCCACCTGATTGGTAAGCCCTCGCTACTGGCAACCCGTGATGCTTTCTGAAGCCATGCCATCGCATCCGTTGCGGCATGGACAATCTCACCAATCGAGTCCCAGATAACCTTGGCAAGAAAGGTTGATGCCTTGAACGCATCGTCACCAAAGGGGTGCATATTACCTTTCTCTTTCTGCTCTACGATGTAGTCCATCACAAAGTCAGAGAAGGAATACTGCTTGCCGCCGTAAGGAAGCACCATACAAGGACGCTTGGTGCATCCACGCTGGACACCAAACTCCAGCCAGAGTTTTGCCAGAGGGTCATCCATCGTGCCAAGCTTCTCAGTCACCCGGTCAGCTACCTTCTGATAGATGTCCTGTGGTTCATCATCAGGGATGAGGTTGACTTCCTTGCCTGTGGTAGATGACCGAAGCATGGCGGCGAAGTGTTGCAGTCCATTGCACGAGCCATCGGCAGAGACAGGAAGGTGAGAGACAAAGCCATCACCCTGCTCAACCCAGCCAGCCCACTCAAAGCAGAAGGCGAGGAACTGGAATGGTGAGTCAGCTTCTTTTGCCCACCACAGGTCACCCAGTGGGTCAGATGCACAAGACAGGATTTGCTCCTGATTTTTTTGCACCCAATCAATCCGGTCTTGCAGAGATACCTTGTCAAACCCGAAGCAGTTAGCTCCGTGGATGGCAAGGTGGCAAGCTCCCCCCTCGTCTATTTCTTTACCATGAGCAAAGACCAACAGTGACTTGGCAAAGTCAGTGCCCTGTGGGTTAAGATAGTTGGGGACACAGTACGCCCTGCCACGGAAGTCTAGCTGGTAGACCATGTACAACTCTGGCTCATCCTGAAACTTGTCAGCCACTTCGATGGTCTTCCTCAACAAGAGCCGCTTGGAGTCGAGCCTGTTGTTTTCGGTGTGGATGATTACCGCTTCCCGTTTCCACGCTGTCCTTGCTTCCTTGTTGGTTGCAATGTCCTGTGGCTTTGCCGGGATGGGATAGTTTTCAGATGGTGGCAGAGTAGGCAAGTCGATGCCCGTGTTCCATATCTCACGAAGCACATCCAAGATACCCTTGTTCACCTTGAACGGTGTCCTCTGCATGGCATTGACTGCACCATATACTTGAGGCATCTCAAAGTGTTTCAATTCCGACAGGTAATTGTGGTTATCCGTCTTCACCATAGTCAGCGGCCTGATGTGGTGAGAGTGATAACCCCCATCGTAGGGGCTAGTCCAATCACGGGGTGGAACAACACAAGGATAGAAGTCAGGCTTCAGAATTTCCTTGAAGGCGTTCAGGTCTTTGATGGCTTCCATCGTAGTGTCGGTTGGAAGAACCAGCCTACGTTTCTTGCCGCCAGAGGTGACCATCTTGTGAGTGATAAGCCCCGTGTTCTGGATGGTCAGGTCAATCATGGCGTTACCCACCAAGAGGCGTTCACGCTGTGTCCATGACTGCCACTCAACACCGTCACGCCTTGCTGATTCAATCAGCTTCCTGCGCTTGTATGAGTAGGACGATGAGCGAGACTCAAGGTCTTTCATCACCACTTTCATCAGCCGTGGGTTGTTCTCCTCAAAGGCACGGATGCGAAGCTCATCCTCAATCGCCATGCCCAGCGACACGGCAGTCGATGTGAAGGCACGTTGCCTTGTGATTTGGTTTAGCACCACCTTGAGAGTGATGATGGCAAGCACCGATGGTTCAAGGCTTGATACAAGCACAGCCCCCGTTGCCGCCTTGCCAGCCTTACCATTGAGGCTGGACTCTACATAATCAGCAATCGCTGTCTCAAGACTTTCAAGGGTAGCCCTGAGAAGGTGCTGTCCATAGTCCGTAGTGGACTCTTGTTGACGTTCAGCTTTCTTGAAGTTGTTTTTGTGATAGCGTGACAATCCATGTTCACGCATTTCACGCTCCAACAATACCTGTTTGTCGTTGATATTACTGATGTTATCAGTCATACACATAACTCCTGTGGTTGTGACATCCACTCTAGCAACTGTCTACCAGAGTGGATGATGGGCTTTTTCTACTGCCCTTTTGGTTTAAGAGTCGATGTATGCCGAAGTGGATATATAGAACTTATAGAATCAGTTACTAACTAACTGCTCGTAAGCCCTTCTGCCGCAACGACATACGTGTCACAATGTCACCATTATGCCACAAGTTTTGTCACCTTGTTGACAGGTTCAAGAACCTTCACTGCATCTTCCAGATTTGTTGGACACAGATGGGAATACTTCAGGGTCATCTGAATGTCAGCATGACCTAACCATTCCTTAACAACAAGAAGGGGAACACCCCTCTGCACGAGGCGAGAGGCACACGTATGGCGAAGGCAGTGAGGCACAAATTCTTTGTCATGCCCCATGCCCATCGCACGTTTCACCTTGTTCCAAGAATACTGCACCTTATCAGGTGTCATTGAAAGGTCACCGTTACGCCGAACAAATATTTCTTTTGCCCGTGTTGTTAGTACAACAGTGCGAGGTTTCCCACTCTTGGTTTTCCAGACAGTCAACCGACTGCCATTGAGGTCATCGAATTGGATGTTACGTAGCTCACCCACACGCATCCCGGTATCTATCAGGAACATGAAAGTGTCTAGCTCGTCATACATCCGCATCTGACGAAACATTTTCCACAACATAAGTTCTTCTTCTTCAGTGACGAACCTGATGCGGCCTCTGCCCTCGTCAAGCCATTCGATGTTGAGCTTTGTTTTACGCCAGCCACGTTTGAAACCAAAGTTACAAGCCTTGGATAACACCGACAGTTTCTTGTTGATTGTACAATTCCCATTGCCCTTTCGTTTGAAGAAAGCAATTAGGTCATCAACAATATTCTCGTCAATCTGGCTGGCGAGGCATCTCTTACCAACGACATCGACAATCTCTTGTGATGTGCGGATGGCAGTCATGCCCCAATTTGTTTCAGACCAATATCTGTTAGCTGTTTTCTCAAACAGTTCACCGATAGTCATGGCCTGTGGCATAGCACAGTCTGGGTCAGGAAGAGGTAAGCCCTTGGATATGGCATCCTCAACCTGAACCAGCATGGCATTTGCCTGTTCTTGTGTTGGGTAGTTGTGGCGAAACTTGATGCCCTGCTTACGGACATCAACTTGCCACGAACCACCCCTCTGACGTACTGGCATAGGCAGTCTCCCTAAAAGGTTGTTGAAACCCTCTGGAAAAATCGTTGACCTTTCGCAGTGAGCTTCACAAGTTTGCGCCTACGTTCTGTTGGGTCTTCATATGCGTCCAACAACCCGTGGCCTTTCTTATGATGTCGATTGACACTGCCAAGGTAAGCCACGTTGCGGCTCACAGATGATTGTGCCAATGACAATCTGTTACCAATATCTGCCATCTTCATGGGATGCGGATGGTTGGCAACAGTTAAAAACACAGCCACTGACTGTGCTTGTATTTCAGGGTCAATATCACGAAACATTTCGATAACCCTTAACAACCCTAAACCGATTTCTGTTTCGCTCTGGTTCGTTACCAGAGGCATAGGCTTTGTCATTACTCTCCTTATTCTTACCATGTTCTCTCAATAGTGAGTTGGATGAGGACAGGATTGCCCTCACCCTGCCGCAATACAGGAAAAGCTCTCCGTTTTCCAATTCGGCTGACCAGATGCTACTGTTGTCTCTGTTATATTCGATATACAAAGCACCCAGATACTTGTTTCGTTTATACATATAGTTCATAAAGGTTTCTTTCCGGCTGACCTCAGCATGAAAAAGTGTGGAGCATGAAGATTATCGCCTGAGTGGATAGATAGTGTCAAGCAAAAATTCTCATGGCATACCACGCTGGCATTTCGGTGTGTGCCCACTTTGCAAAGTGTGACTTAGCACCAACGTAAAAATTATGGTACGACTGCACGGAACAGTGTTCCTTGTATTCGTCTGGCATACACGGTGGTGGCTGTGTGAAACCAGCATCGTCTATGTTGTCAGGGATGACAGACAAGGGATGAAGCAGGGCAGTGTAAACGTGTGGTGTACCGAAACGCTTGAGCTTCTGGTCACACAGGTGATGCAACAACTGCAACATCCAATGGTAATGGTCAACGCTGGAGCGAACCCAGATGGTTGACGGATGGTTGATGTGGGTTGACTTGACGAGGCCAACGCTGTCTGCCCACTCGTCACCGTCAAGCACACGGTGTGCGGTGGACATCATCTGTACAGTTTCTTTTATCATACAGACAACGTGCTTGTCGCAATGGTAAGCGGCGGCAATCTCTGGGTCATCATCAAGATAGAATATGTTCATGTGTTACTCCCCTCTGTTAAAGTTAAACTAGAAGGGAACAGGATGCGTGAGGTGAGGACACCCTGCTCCCATCTAGTGCAACTCCCGTCATCACCCTGCCGCTTACAGCATCGGATTGCTACGCAGACTATCGACTACCCCTCGCAGGGCATCCGTCCCGGTTATTTGTTAGGCCACCGGGAATGGCTTATTTACGAAAGTATAGACGGAACAAGATGGTGTCAAGAGGGTTGGACAAATATTTTTTATTTTTTTTTTTATTCCAGCGGAACAAGAGGGAACAAGACCGTCCTGATGGTGTGTTTGTGGTGGCTCAGAATGTTAGCCTTGCCTAACTTTTGATGGGCTGGCTTAAAATGTTAGCCTTGCCTAACTTTGTTTGAGGTCACAAAAAAACCGCCAGATATTTATACCTGACGGTTTTAATGCCTGAGTGGATAGTTTACCCAATAACAAAGCCTGATTTATCCTGTTTAGCCTTACCCTTGGCATATAATGCGACAACGTGCCCGGGCTTGTCTAAAAAGCGCAAATCATCTTTATCACCATCTAAAACAGGTAAACCCAAAAAGGTTTTGGGAATATCTGATTTATGGCGAAAAACTACGGCCATATTTTTGCCCGTAGTTTGTGCGGCTTGTTTAACTAGGTTGGCATATTCCGGGTTTTTCTCAGAATATGACAAGGTTAAGTGATAGTTAGCTGGCAAGCTACCATATGCCCGTTTTATGTCTTTTGTGTAATCATAAAACTGAACATTCGGGAAGTCTTGCATAATGCCAAAACGCTCAAAGCGTATATCAGAAGTGCCATTTAATCTGACACAAGCCTGAACACCCTTTTTGCGGCAATAATCAGCAAACTTTGCAATATCAGCCCGTAAATAATCCAAGAATAAATCCCGGTTATCACGATATAATATTGTTTTACGTATTCTTGCCGCCTGAACATTGTTAAAAGCACCCCGGCCAGCCGTATAGAGACAAGCCTTTTCACATCCAGCCATTACAGCCATAGGGCATAAGTTTATACCCTCAACCTGTTTAGCTGGCGCAAGATATAGGATTGCGGTTAGATATTCTGAACCGTCACCTTTAACAGTCTTGGCATTATTACCAACACCTAGCAATTTATATTTAGTCATTCTTCACCTCACTAAATGTTACAATCCACTAAAGATTATAATGCCTTAGTGGATATATCAAGATTTATTTAGTAAGGCTTATCAGGTATCACCGTAGCAATACGGTGACCCCGTTGAAGTTTACCAGATTAGAAGTAGCGGAATGGCTACCATCCAAGCCGTTGTTAGGCTAACGGCTAGAAGAAACTTTGCGATTTTTATCATCACGTTTTGCCTCTTTCTTTTTCTGTTTATGTGCAACCCATTTAGATATGCGAATTTGCCGCAATATCTTTTCTTCATTACGTTCCCAATAAGCCGCCATTATTTCACCGCCAGATAGCGTTGGTTTAATGTGCGACCACTTGCCGGGAATGCATAGGCTGAAAGCTTGCCAAAATGAAAGCCTATTGAATGCTTGCCGAATGACAAGCCGTAGCGGTTATCACGGGCACGACGGCGAGTAAGCCAACGGCGAGAAATAACAACAGCTAAAGACAAGGCTACAATAGCGGCAATGGTTACATATGTATTAGTCATGATTTACCTCACTAGGTTTTGAGTGATACCGGGAAGCTACCCGGCAAGGTATCAAAAGGTGATACCTGATAAACCTTACTAAATGCGATATTTACAATTTCAAACAGCGTTAGGGCAAAACCCTATAATTAGAGAATATACATTTATTTGTTTGATTGTGTTCTGAATGCGACACTAAAAACCCTGATTGCGTCACTATGAGAAAAAAAATAGACCACAAGACAAACAAGCCTAAACAAAAAATCAAAAGGCTTGCCCGTCACCATGCCCGGTTGATTGCTATTCTATCGGATACCCTTTTATTGCTTGGCTTGTGGCCGTATGTCGTGACAAATTCCGTGACAAGTGGGGTGGCCGCTTGCCTTTTTTTGGGGTGGCCGAGAGGTGGCACGGGGGAATTTTGGCCGGGACACTCTACGTACCCCTCTCAGATTTTTTTACCAAATTTAATGGTAGGACATCCCCTCTAGTAACCGATATTTAGCCGCTTCCAGCATCATAACTATCGTATCAAGCTCAGAGTTAGACCCAATAGACAGCCCATCTTCATCCAAAGATAGCACTACTACAGCCTTCTCACCCTTTACTAAGTCCTGAATCTTATCCTCAATGGACTCAAACAGTTTAACTACGTTGTCATTGTCGTTCATATAGTCCTCTATAGGTTAACTATAGGTTCATTCTTACTATTTATTCTTATTACTAATTCTTGTAGGTGAACCTATAGTGTCCCTTTTATCTAATATGGTGGGTATTAATTATCTCAACCCTATCCAGTTCTCTGTATTTGGCTTTCTTCCCACAGAGGCTTCCATGAATTTAGCCAGTTCGATGTCTAATAGTTCTCTCTTATGGTCTGCTACGGCTTGCTGAATGTCTCTATCTAGGGTTTCTACCCAGTAGTTTACAGCTATAGACAGAGCATCAAGCCTATCGTCATGTATCAGAGAGCCTTTATCTCGTGTCAACCTTGTCAGTTGGTAGAAGAGTTTGTATTTAAGGTCTACCTCAGATTGATAGTCCTGCAATATCACCTTTTCATCCACCACAAGTCTGTGTTGGTTGAGGATAGGCTCTAGTGTGTCTATCATCCTCTTTTCTTTAGAGGTGTTGTGGCGTACCTCTTCGATGCTCACAGGGTGAATCTTAGACAACACAGGCTTCAACAACTGGGTAAACATACCGTCACCGAAGTTGCTTTCTGTAATAATTTTATTGACGTTCTGTTGCTTGGCAACCTTACTGAGAACCTCTAGGCTTTCCTCTGAGTAGCCATTCTGTAGGCCACCAGCGGCTGTCAGGTACAACTGACCCTTCATCATCTTGACTACAGCATAGGCAGATTCATCTTTACCTCTACCAGCCGGGTCAGTAGACATCACTGCACCGTCCCAAGGGGCTGTCTCATCAGAGATAGTCATGGGGGCACACCAGTAGTCGCCCTTCAGTCCCACATTAGGTAGGTGCTTGTAGGCATCTAACTGCTCTTTGCCGCTTGCCCATTGCACTTTTACAGGGGCATCTGTCCAGCTAGAGCAACCAGATACGACCATAAAGTCGTTAAGCTTGAGAGGATACTTATCAGCATCTGATAGGCTAACATCAAGCATGAATTGTAGAGCAAAACCAGACTTTCCATAGGATGCTTCCCTTTCTAACAGGTCATCGGAGTCAAATCGCTGGGGGTCAGTCGGTTGACCCTCAAGTGTGTCTACATCTGCTACGATGGGGGCGAGTTTGTACCCGAAGGCAGTCTTCAGCCTGTCATCTGGATACCGGGAAGGCCATATCCTTGTCCTATATCCACGCTCATCTAGCAGATTGTAGATTGACATCTCTGTCTGAGGCGTACCTAGGAAGACAATACGTCCACCCGGCTTGATGATAGCCTCAAATTCCTTAATGGTTTCTGCCAGCTTGTCCCTCATCATCTGTGTCATAGAGTTATTTGCTGACTCTACGTCATCAGCAATAATAAGGTCAGCACGGCTACCTGTAAGTTGTCCTGTAATCCCTAAAGACTTAACACTAGGGGCGTGTGAAGCCTTGGCAGGGGCGACATCAAAGCTAATCTTTGACATCCTCTGTCCATCTTTGGGCTTCAGGTGTGCCAGTATGGGCATCTCGTGGATGAGGCGTAGGGTAAAGGTAGAGAAATCATCTGCCCTAGTCTTCGATGCTGATACCACGAGGATGTTTTTCTGTGGGTTCAGCAACAGTTGGTGGCAAACATAGGCAGATGTAATCCATGACTTACCAACGCCACGGAAAGCTTCGATGACTACCCTACGTCCTTCCTCATCCTGTAGATAATCTGAGATGTCGTACTGTAGAGGTGTTGGGTTTGGTAGGTTCAAGTGCTTCCATGCCATGTAAAGAAAGTTCTTGAAGTCCTTGATTCTATTATCTACCACGCCTTACAACTCCAGTAACGTGCTGTTGTCTTATCTTTGGCGGTAGCGCAGTTGTGTCTTGCTCTGAAGTTCTTTCTACGACCAGATTGGTTCTTCTTAATCTTCATCTTAGGGTCACCAAACATAACCTTAATGACACGCTTGCCCTTCTTGACATAGACCTTAGATTTCTTTCGTCCATATCCCGGTTCACCCTTCGATATGCGGCTAGGCTTATTTAGGGTTACCGACTTACCTTTATATTGAGCCATCTTTTTGTTTCCTAAATCTGTGTCTGAAGAACACAATGACGTTTATTGTGGTGTTCAAAGTAATCATTATTAGTAGCCACCACTGCCACCACAATAAACTGTAACCTTCAATCATTTCTTCTTTGGTTTCTTCTTATAGCCCATCTTTTTTTACTTCCTTAACTGGTGATTTATAGGGAACTCTTCGTTTCCTATTTTTTAGCCTACTAAAATCAAAGTATTTTCTTCGACGTAAACTCATTACTAAGCCTTACGTTTTTTCTTAGGTGCAAATCCACCCTTCTTGAGTTTCATCTTCCGATAAATCTCTGGTGAGATAGTTGATTTACTTTTAGGCCGACTTGTACCAGCCTTCTTTCTTGCGTTCATGTTTCTGTAGAGGGACATTTAGTTCTCCAATAGGTGTTTAATGGCGATTTAAGCCCCTCTGAGTGGGGTCTTAGGGGGTGTCTGGTGGGTAGGTAGCCCAGACTACTGTATGAGGTCTTCCTGCTCGTTAAATGGAAGCTCTTCTAATAGTTGAGCTAGAGCATTATTGTCTGCCGGGATAGCTGTAATATCGTTATCCTTGAGGAATTGACGGGCAACATTGAGGTCAGAAGCTTTAACTTCTGGGTCACGGATGCGTTCCAGTAGTTTCATCCCTAGTTCTGAGTGAAGGGCTTCCATGAGTTCATCTAATTTCATTGGAATCTCCCCCCTGATAAAACTAACTTTAGCTTTTCTACTTCAATTTCTAGTTCCTGTACCCTAGCTACGGTGTTTTGTACTTCTTTTGGTGGCTCAAAGCTGTCAATCCAGTGGTCATTCTCTTCGACTTCCTGCATTGTCAACTCAAGATTGTGTTCCAAGAAAGATATTCGCTCTGTCAACCCGAAGTAGACCCACACAGACACGGCTGTGAAGGCAATCATGGATACAAGGTTTCTCAATGGGATAGTAATCTCACTGCCCTCATTGAGTCGAGTTACTGCTCTGGGCATTATTTCTTACCCCCGAACATCTTGGTTGCGCCTTTGATACCAAAGGATGCTGATACGATTACACCAAGGGTATATTTGTACCAATCAGGTGTGAGTGCCAACGCCGCAAAGCCACGTTCAACGTACTCGACAGTCCACGGCAGGAAACAAAGCAACAGGGGAATCGAGAACAAAATTGTTAAATACTCGTCCTTCCAGCTTTCCTTTGAGCCTTTGACTGCTTCTACGTCCCATTCGATTTCACCAGCAATTTGCTTTTCCATGAGGCTAGTTTCTGCCTCAATCTTGACGAGCTTTTGCTTGGCCTTTGCTTTCTTAGTTTCGATGAAACCTTCGACAGCATTACTGGCTACACCAAACAGCCCTTGTAGTAATACGTTAATCATTAGTTTGTCCTAACTGCAATCGAAAGCATCCACAGGAAGTAAGCTAATATAGCTCCCCCTAGTAGAATAAAAATACCAGCTACGGCATATTCTATAATCTGTTCACGCTTTCGTTTTATTTCTTCGGCTTGCTGTTGACGCTTTTTACGAGCTTCAACCTGAAACCTGACCCAATCGCTGTGGAGTCCCGGCCTACCGTACAGCTTCATGGCAGACTCTAGTTCAGCTTTCTTAGCCCGAAGCTGTTCCAGAGCCATAAACTCTTCTAGGTCATCCCCAGCGTTACCGCCTACTTTGCGCCAGAAAGAGTTTTTCTTTTGATTACCACGTTTCTGTAGTTCGTCCTCTGCATTGACAAACTGGGCGATAGCTTTACCAGCGGAAGCGAGTTCCCTACCGTTGGCAAGAGTTTGTTTTATAACGGAAAAAGCGGCGTTAGCCGCCGCCAACTCTGCCAACATAAGCACATCCCCCTAGTTTTTCATGTTACATTTTCATAAGAAGTGAAGAAGCAAGGCCAACCACAATTACCGTTGACCCCATAATCATAGCTTCAAGTCGCCACATTCGTTTGTCGAGTGCGTCCAGCTTGTCCTGTACGGAAGCATATCGGATAGCACACTCTCGCTCGTGAGCGTCTAGTTGTGCTTGTGTCTCATCCATTATTCACCATCCGATACAGCAAGTTCTCCAGCTTCCATCCGCATAAACAGATTTTCGGTGTCTGGACTTATAGTCAGCGAACCTTCTTGGCTTCTCCGCAGTATTTCCGCATAGTGAGAATTATCAGGTTCAATAGGTACATAAGATTCAGTACCATCAATCGTAGCTATGATACAAGCTGGGTTGCCGTTTGAATCATTTAGATATCTTGCATCGGTAATATTCATTTTTAAAACTCCGCATTTGCTGTGTATGTCATAACATACGATGTAGCCGCCGCACCGTTAATACAGGAATGAGCAAATCCATTTGAGTCTTTACACGCCACGCCACCAGCAAAGCCTAAATTGATAGTACCACCGTAAACATTGTTTGCGGTAACATTAGCTTTATCTAAAATTGGCGCAATTCTTTTAGTTTCCTTAAAACTAACAAACCCACCACTATAACCTGAACCAAAGCTTAAGCCACCAGATGCACCTGTTGCACCCGTTTCATAATAGCGTTGACATCTACGAACCGTGGTGCTGTAGTCTTCATGTTCAAACGGCGTGGCTGTCTCACCTACCTCAAACTGAACGCCAGTTAAATCAAAAGTTGCGCTAGATGTACCTGCCCAATTCACGATATCGGTGGGCAAATACACTGATGAATTGAATGCAACCCAACTATCTAAATTTGCACTGGCATCGGTGTAATCTGACCCCATCCACGCTTCAATAGCTAACGTTAAGCCAATACCGTTATCGTTATTAAAAACTAAATTAGAATTTCCGCTGATTGTTTTGGTCACTTTTGTCCAAGTGTTTGCCGATAAAGTTTCTGTAAAAGCAAACTGATAAGCTGGTGAATCGTTTGTTACCAAAACGATGCCATATTTACCAGCAACACTTGTACGCACCCAAAAACTTAATGTTAAATAACTGCTTGTGCTTGTATAATTCCAACCAGAATTAGCTATATTTTGCGCTTCGATTTGTTGAACTATCTGTCGATAGTCACCAGTGCCAGATGCTGTCGCTGTATTTGTCAGTCTAAAAAAGTTCCTAAAACCTAAACCATAAGGCGTATCACTTGAAGTTAGGCTTTCTTGTGACCCTGTTGAAGTGCCACCGCTATAACTATTTTGCCAACGGTCAACGCTTCCATAACCATTGGTCGTGCTACTAGTGCCACGCTGGGCTATAGCCATATTTCCATTGATTACAATATTTTTGTGTGCCTTAAATGCACTATCATTAATCTTAGGTGTAGTAATAGCGTCATCCGCAATACTAGCTGTTGCAATCGTTGTCCCCGAACCAAGGAGATTTGATAAGTTTCTTGCATTACTCATGTTTATCTCCTTATTCAAACTCTGTTAAAACAACAGTGCTTACTGGATTAGTATCATAATGGGTGGCCTGTTGATTACCTTGTGACCTATTAATATAAAAAGCATAACTTTGCCAAAGATAATGAGTTAGTGCGAAATTATAGGTAACTTGCGATGTTGTATTTGGGTGGTCAAGCAAACTCATACTAACTGCCTCTATTTCATAAAGGGGAGTAACAGTTGTATTGTAATTATTGTGAACCCCTGTACCTCTTGGTGCACTACCTGATGCTTGTCCCCGTATAGCATTACCACTTGCATCAGTAAGATAAGAACCACCACAAGGCGATGTATCGGCAGAGTTGAGTGTTGTTGTTGAAACCGTTGAAGTGGCATTTTTAATAATATGAATACCCACATCATACGCATGGTTAAAACCAAGATAAACTGTAGCTTGATAAAGTATTTTACTGTTTCTTGACCTTGGCGTAATAGAACAATTTAAACCTGTCACAACTTCCATTTTACCATTGTCTGCGGCGGAACCTGTTGCATTTAAAGTAAATGCAAAATCATCTGGATAGTTTGTTGTGACGCATTGTAAAACTCTCCCTGCATCTTTGCCTATTAATTTTGGCATCAGCTAATCTCCTCATAAGAAATCAAGATGTCCAAGTCACTTGCCGCAGACGCACCGCCTCTAATGCTTGTGCCTTCTTCAAGATAAAGAACGCTGTTTTTGTCAGTCAGGACAAGGGTACTGTCTGCCGGGACAGCGATTGTCTTGCCGATGAAACGAGAGTTTGAACCATCATAATATTCAACGGTGACATCTGCGCTGTTTGTGCCATCGACATTTGAAACTAGGATTGTGTTCACCTTGAAAACCTTGCCTGATGATGCGCTGTTTGCCAGAAGAGATGTTGTTAGTGATGTTGTCAGTGCCGCCCCTACTGTTTTAGCAGTGATGGTACTTACGTTTACGATATTAGGTGCGGCCATTTTATCCTCCGAATACAATAGCCATAGCTATCGCCTTTCCTGTTGTGGCGACATCTGCGCCGTTGATTTGAATATTACCAAGGAAGTTACCCCCTGATGCTTTTGATACTGTGTCAGCAACCGTGAATGATTTGAAAGCGTAGATGACAATCTCCGAACCTACAGCCGCATCTGATGTAAGAACAATGGATGTACCTGTGGTTGAGGTATAGTCATCATCGTGCAGAGTAACACCATCTTTAACTACAATGATGTTATCTTGGGTGTAAGATAGGGTTGCTCCATTATCGTCTACCCCTGAAAATGTATCAGTTGGTGAGCCTGATACAGTGTACTCAAAGATATTCATTGAGGCAGACCCAGCCGCAGAAGCCGCAATCCAGTTTGCACCATCATAAACACGCATCTCATTGTTAGTCGTGTTGTAGTATAATGCACCTGTAACTAGAGCGTCACCATCGTTGTCTGTTGATGGGCCGTCAGTGCCACTGTCAAATGTTCCATAGACACCATGTGCTGAGAAGGTTGATGTAGTCCCAGTTCCAGCGGCAGTAGCAGAGTTATCTAGGTTTATCGTTGTTCCACTAATACCAATAACATTTGTTCCAGCCGGGATATTGGCAGATGTTACTTTCATACCAATAGATATACCCGTTGCGTCATCTACTGTTATCTCAGCCGAACCATTAGTGGTTGTAATGTTAGGAGTTTGATTTGCTGGGGCAGTAGCTCCATCAGCCATCGTTCCCAAGTATCTGTCATCAAAGTTATCAAGAGCCGCACCCATTGCCGCAGAGATAGCCTTTGCCGCATCTCTTGCCGCTTCTGCCGCAGTTGCATTTGCTGATGCGCTTTGGACAGAACTAATATTTGTAGCTACTGTTTGGATAGCGTCTGTTGCGTCAGTACCATCCTCAATATGAGCGAGGGTTGTAATGTCTGCGCTGATATCTGCCAGCGTATCCATGTCAGCAACAGTTGCCGCTGTACCTAATGTGTTCATATCCGCTACAGCGTCAGTTGTACCAAGACGAGTAAGCTCTGTGGATAGCCCAGCTAATGAAGTAACTTCCGTACTAAGCCCAGCAACCGTTGTGATGTTGGGTATATTAGTAGAGATAAACTGCTTGTTGACCGCATCTTGGTTGTCTACAGGGTCAGCAACATTTGTGATGCGAGTATTGTTAGCATCCCAGCGGTTGTTAGCGTCAAGTGTGATGGCATCGTTAGCAATATCAATGGCCTCTTGTGCCATGAAAAACGCTTGCTCAGAGTCAGTATCGAGGTCAGCTTCCTTAAACACTGAGCCAGCCGCATAGTCCACTAGGCGTGAAGTTTGGCTGGTTGCTCTGGAGATAAAGATAGAGTGACCGTTTGGGGGGTTACCAAGAGGGGACGAACCTTGAGAAAAGTCAATGATTGTACCCCCTGTGGTCACTCTAAAGTGTGTATTTAGGGTCTGTGTTACACCATTGACTTTCACGATTAAGTCGGTTTCATCCCTGTATGAAAAACCGATGGCAAAGGTAGAAATACCACCAGTACCAGATGTTCTTGTAATCGCAAAAGACATTTAATTATTTCCTTGAAACATTATGTTAGGGACATAGTTCTGCCCTGATTTGTTGAGTTCACTCCGTCTTACCGCTTCACGATAAATGTCAAGCATACCCTGCTCTTTCATAAGCCTGATAAATGCTTGCTCTCTTACCAGATTAAGTGTTTTCTTTACTTCACGTTCTGCAAAGCCTACGTCTGATGCCGTCCCCATAGGTAGGTTCATTAGACTACCTACACGTTCAACTACACCAGCCTCACGAGTGTACTTCATCCACCTATCATACAGAGACTCTTGACCATCTTTGGTCTTCTCTTTGCGTAAGTCATAGCCGGGAAGATATTTGTTCTCGTAAGGTGCAGTAAAGTGTGTGTCACCTACTTGTGCTAGGCGGTATAGAAACTGTTCTACCTTTAGTTCAGATTCAGACATACCACGTTTGCGTTCCTCGTTAGTAATACGGTCAAAGTAAACTAGGTTTTGCATTGGGTTGGATAACCGTCTTGGATTACCTAGTGCCGTATATTGTTTAGGAACTAATGGGTCATCAGGGTTTACACGCTGACGAATAAACTGCTCTAGTGTTGCCGGGTCACCAAGGACGGGATTGTCCAGCATCTGTATCTTATAGAGCGTATTAGGTACAAAGGTCTGCACCTTCTGTCCAATCAGCTTAATGATTTGGTCAGAGCTTTCTGGGTCTTGTGCATCCTCAAAACCTTTGATGATTGCATCAACACCTGATGCCAAGTTAGCGTCACGGATAGATTGAGCAATAGAGCCAAGGGCGATAGCCGCCATGCCATATGCTTTTTCAAAAGCAGTATTGTCAATCTTCTCCCCCTGCTCTTTCCTATACATCAATGTTTCGTAACGCTCTAAGGCGTTGACCATGATTTTAATAGGTGTAGCAAACGGGTCTAGGTTACGATAACTAAAGGTACTACCATCGTTGAAACGGATAGTGTACGGCTCTAGCTCACCAGCGTTTTCTGCTTGTCTACGCTGTTTGTAATCTTGGCCTAGCGAACCTGTGATGTTACCTGTGGAGTATAATGAGAAGACTGAACCAGCAATCGCATAGGATGCTAGTGCCTCACCTTGTGCCCTTATCTGGCGTAGCTCACCATTCTTACCTTGCAAATCTGCAAAGAATTTAGGAGAGATAAGGTTTAGTCCGGGCGTTAGTCTGATACCTTCTTCAAATACACGAACAGGTGTACGGAAGAATAACTGTCCTGCTAGTCGCATTACAGGGTTTCTATTAACAAAACCTTCGTATCCTTTTGCTAACGCTGAAGCTCCACCCTCACCAGAGAAGTCTCGCTTAAACAACACATCCTGCACATAATCCTTACCACCTTTGTTAGTGGCTGTAAGAAATGCAGATGAATTATTGTCTAATTCCTTCTTGATAAAGTTTTCTAGCTTCTTGCCAGAAAGACCACGAGAGATGCCATCATCACGGAGAACATCAATAGCGTTAGGTTCAGGCGAGTAGCCTTCATCAACAGCTTCTTTAACTTTCTTAGCAACATAAGCATCTAGTTTTGTCTTTGACATCTTCTTGGCAATACCGTCTTCCATAGCCCCGGCTGTTGCCTGACCGACTAGAAATGCCCGGTAGTGAATCTGCTCAAAGTAAGCATCGGATGCCAATAGAAGCCTAGGGAAGAAACGTATAACACCCCCCACGGGAATGGGGATACGTCTGCCAGCAACCGTCAAGTACTTAGGAATTGTGTTGTAACCCTCTATAAACTTAGATGAGTCGCCTGTAAGCATGGAGCGTTCATATTTCCATGCTGATATAGCTGACCTCAAGGCTGTGCCCTGCATCGATAGAATAGAAGAATACGCATCCATCAATGCTCTACCAGATGCCCGACTCAACCCACTCTTCATAAAGTTGTTAAGTAGGGGCTTGTAGACCATCTTGGCAATAGAAGGAACGATGTTCACAATCACAGTGGATGGTGAGAACACAAAGCTAATCATAATCTCGTTCATAACTTTGATAGGCTTGTTTATGGCATTATAGATACCTGACATACCTTTACGCTTGAACTCAGCGTTTTTGAACTCTAACTCTTTTGTGTCCTTCTGCTTCTTGAGAGTAATATATTCTGGGATGTCGCCACGTTGTCTTGCGGCTTCAATCTTGATGTTTAGGTCACGGATTTCCTGCTTTGCTTCAAACTTAGCTTCCTTGTCCCTGACCAGACTTTCAAATTGCTTTTGTGCATCTGTTCGTGACAGCCCTTGTTTACGAAGAATCGTTGGATTTACACCTCGTAGGTCACCTGTATTGATACCCTCTTGCCGTGCCCGTAGTCGTTGCCCGGTTATGGTGGACAAGGCGGCATCAAGCTGGTCAATAGGTGTGATTACCTCATCAATCTTGTCAATCTCATCAGATATTTTTTGAGCTTCATCTCCAACTTTTGTCTTCTGTAACTCAATAAGGTTGGCTACCCGTCCCTTCAAAACTGATACTGTTTGGTTGGTTACAACCTCAAGTGCCTGACTTTGACCATCTGTTAGGTCTGCCTTCAGAAGATAATCAACAAACTCATCGTTGTTTTTAATAGCGGCTTTTGTCAGTAGCTCTTTGATGGGAGCAATAGTTTCCACCAGTTCAGTCATGTTCTGAACACCATCGTCACCAACAGCGGCAACTTTCCCGGCAGGAACTGTCTTCTTAATCTTTTTAACTACAGCATCCATAGTGGTGCGGAGTCTGCCAGCCGGAGTGTTAGAGGCTAATTTCTCTACATCCGTCATCTCTGGAAGCTCGTCTACCAGCTTTGGTAATGCTTCTGTTTTAGGTGTGACATCTTTCTTTTTAGCCGCACGAACAGCCTGTACCTTTTTTACACCAGCCGTTACACCACCACCTAGAACTCCACCTGTGGCAAAGCCAATCAAGCCAGCGGTAGCCGCTTCTTTGGCATCAATGTCCTCACCAGTTACAGATGTTTCTACTACTTGTCTGTTGATGTTGTCAGCAACTGCATAGACGCTACCTTCTACACCAGCAATCACACCACCCTTAACGGACTGTCTGAGGAGTGACTTAACGCCTTCCTTAGTAGCTACTGCCGTACCTTTAGCGGCGGCTGTACCAAGCCCAAATGTAGTGATACCGATGTATGTTGTAGGGTCAGTAAGAACGCCTTTGAAGAAACGCCCTGTGCCAGCAAATGACATCCCAAGGTCATCATATGAGTCCATCATGTAGAGGAACGCACGTTTCTGACCGTCAGTTGCCCCGGTGATGCGAGAAGCATCAAGGGTCATTTTGGGTAAGTTGTAGTTAAACCACCCCATCATTTCGATGCCATACTTGGCATACGCATCATCTGTAAGTGGTTCAGCATACTTGCTGTTATTCATCTCATAGATGACTTTTGATGCCGCTACAAAATCACGGTCATTGATAAGGTCTTCATCATAGAGAGTGATATCGGATGGGTTACTGTAGGTTTGATTAAACCCACCCGTGTTAGCTTGTTGTGGCTGTGTCGAGAATGATGGTTGGGTATCCCCTTGGTTTGACCTAATAAAGTCAGAGTATGTACCCATTTCATTCACCTTTAATTATTTGCAGACATAAACTGCTCAACAAGTTTCTGTATAGCGATTTCGCCTGTTTTATCAGCACCATCAAGACCGCCAAATCTAAAGCTACTATCGTCTTGAACACCAAGAACCTGTGCAATAATTTCTTGCACTAAGTCTTCGTTCATGTCTCTGCCTTCTAACAGCTTATTGATTTCAGCTATTTGATTTTCGTTTAAGTTAATTGACTGACTACCAACATCTAACTGTTCATCTCTATTCAGAGGTAGACTAGCAACCCTATTGGACTCAGCTAAATCTGCGTCAGCTTTTGCTTTAGCCTCTTCGTTAGCTTTAATAAAGTCATCAATACGGTCTGCATCAAGAGGGTCTTCAGGGTCAAGGATACGGAAGTTTTCATCATTATTAGGGTCACCGCCCAAGAAGATGCCGTAAGTATTTTCCCCAAGCTGGTAAGTACGGTTTGTTTGTAACTCCGCTGGACGAGAAGTCTGGTCATTTGGAATAGCTAAATTAACTAGCTCATTAAATTCTTCACGAGCTACAGCGTTTGCTCTATCTAAGAACTCATCCTTCTGTGCTGTAGGTAGTTCTTGTCCGGGGTTTTCTTTCTGCCACCTACGATATAGGCGAGAGAACTCCCGGTTAAATGTTTGTGTAACCTCAAGCTCCAAGTCCAAGTTGTTTTCAAACTTGAGAAGCCCTGCGTCAATCTTGGTTCGCATAAAGTTGGATATACGCTTCCCAATGTTAGCTCCGAAGAAATCTTGTGTGTCTTTGTCACGAAGAATAGAGAAACCTTTTTCAGCGTCTTCTAGTCCTGCCTTAACAGCTTCAGCGTGTTCAGGACGGATAGACTGACCATCAATGTAGGTTCGTAGCTGTGCCATCGAAGGCGTTTGTCCTGCTTCCATACCCATCCATGTAAAGTCACCGCTTTCATAGGCAGAGTTAATTTTATCTGCAAGGTTCTGAGCGTCTGTAGAGCTTTGCTGTGGGTCTAGTGTAGAGGTAAATTGCTTCCGTTCTGCATAGTCAAACAATTCAGAATTATCTTTGTAATCTGCTAAGTTAATTGGGTCACCATTGATGAGCTTTTGGTTAATCTCGTTTTTCCCTGCTTCAACTTCTAGCCGTTCAGCTTCAGCGTTCATGGTTCTGTTTTGATTCCATCTTTGAAATCTAGCAGAATCAATCTTACCCCGGTTCTCACTTAACTTAGCCGAAGTAACTTCACCTTTTAGAAAAGGCATAGCGTCAATAATTTTTTCAGCAAGAGGCTCTTTGTCAGGGTTGTTAATGTCGTACTCAATTAAAGCATCAACAATAAGTCCTTTACGCCCTACTTTATCAAAAGAAGAAACCTCAGAATCAATAGCGGTAATACCATCAACAAGTAATTGAAGTGACTCTTCGTCACCATTCCAGTTTCCAAGTGTGTCTAAAAGATTGTAAACTTTGCCAGTAATTACCTTACCTTCACGGTCACGAGTAATTCCATCTCGTTTAATAGCATGGTTAATACTCATCTCTTTGATGGCACGGTTTACACCATCTAGCGCACCACCTTGAGCAAACTCAAAAGACTCTTTTGTCTCTTGGTTAGTTGTTGCTTTGATTGCTGATTGCTCAAGTTCATTATAGATACCTTCAAGAGCAGTCTTATCCATGATGATGTCATCACCAAGGGTTGACAGCTTTTGTTTTGCCATCGAATAGAAAGAACTAGAAGTTTCTCCTGAAACAATCTTGGCGATAATTGCATCTGAAAGGTCAGCATAATGCTCTTTTAATTGGATAGCGGTAATCACCCCGTTATCAGATTCAGCCACCATACGACTTGCATGGGCTTGGGCTTTCTGTGTATCCAGCGCAATCCGTTCTTTTTCACGTTTTGCTTCAGCTTGTTGAGAAGCTTTTGTCCCTGCCGCACCTAGGTTACCAAAAGCTTTAGCTAGTTGGTCAGCCGCTGTGTTTTGTGGCATGGGCGGTGGGGGTGCAAAAGCATCAATCGGACGGGCGGCAGAGATGCTTGTCTCACCTTCTCCCGGCAGATTGCCTATCGGCCTTCTTGGTTCTGCCATGTCTCGTCCTCTCTATGTTCCAATGTTTGTCTCAAACCAATTATCAAATGCTTCAGCCGCCGAGCCTGTCATATTATTCGCACCAATATTGATTGCTGTTGCCAACAGGTTGGGTGTCTGAGGGGTTGGTAAACTATTCATTCTAGCTACCATTCTGTTAATAGCTTTGGTGTTTTGGTCACGGATGCTTGCCATTATGCTTTCATAAGACTTGTCATCTCTTGTCTTTATTTCACCTTCTTTGAACTTAATAGCACGTTGCTGTGCCCGGACAGAGTTACCACTTACGTTGCCTTCCCCAGCCATAACAGTAGCCTGTGAAGCTACTTCCATAGCGGCTCGTCCTCTATCGACACTGCGCTGGGAAAACTTGTCGGCTTGCTCACGGGTTTGCCTAAGAAGGATAGCTTGGTCAATGTCTAAAGCAGATTGAGCATTAGCTGTAGCAATCTGATTTCGTAGCCCTGTCATCCTGTAGTTGGCTTGTGATTGGGCGTAAGCTGACCCAATTTGCAACCCACTTGTAACTGCGGCAGTTGGCGTACACATCTCTAAACATCCTTAATAAGCAAGTGAAAATCTTCACCGCCTTGTTTGTAAATTTTATCTGTATCTACAGTAAATCCATTCCATTTAAGCCAGCGAATACTTTTCGTGTTTGTTTTATGAACAAAGTTGAATACATATTTGTAAGGTGAGCTAATTTGGTCTACCCAATATTTAGATATTTTAAGAAAGTCTTTTTTTAGCTCATCTAATTCATCTGAAGCTAACATCCAGATACAGCCAGCATCTTTATTATCTGGTGACTGTACACACCCAAACATAAATACAACTTGTTCTTTACTATTTAAGCCAGAGTAAACCACACTATTAGGCATAGTAAATCCACTATATAATGCTTCGTATGGAGTGTGGTCTACGGCTTTTACTTCTAGCAAATCTATTTGCCGTAGTTTAGGTGCTAAATACATAGCATCCATAGGGTGAGCCTCAACGATTTTAAGCATTTAATTTTACCTTAAACTTGGCGTGAACCTACAATCGTGCATTTATACTCAATTGTTTTCCAGTTACCGTCTTGAGGTAACTCTTCATGTAACTGTTTCATTTCGATACATTGTGGCTTTTCTTCAAACCATTGTACTGTTTGATTAACACAATGTAATTCACCACAAACGGTCAACAGTAAACTCCATATTACTTCCATAATATGTCTCCTAATTTATATCCGCTGTGACCTGATTGTATAATGACCTTCCCACTCAGCGTTTTGTATTTGTACTGGTAGGTAACTATCAGATGTAAGTTTTATTGATACTTGGTCATTTTTGGCTTGAACGGGAAAACGGAAAGTACCATCAGAAAGAATAACATCTTCGATAGTAGAGGACGCTTGGTTAAGTACAACACCTGTAAACTCGTACTCGTAAGTCTGTCGTGCTTCTGGTGTTACCTGTACCTTAAAGTAACCAGTGTCCTCATAGTTAATCCGCATGGTTCTTAACTGTAGTCGCCCGGACTGTACTGACTGTGCCCCACCTTTTTCTCTAACGTGTTGTGTAGAGAACTCGTAGGTCATGTCATAGGGTATTCCAACAACTACATCACGTTGGGTATAAGTTCCATTTGGATTGAGAACTTGGTCATGGTTACCTGAAGCCCTGACAGTTGTCGGACTTGGGCGTGTAGTAGTAATGTCTGTACCTATCCTATCCCCAAAATTTTGTTGCTTGATAACTTTCACTTCTGTTGCAGTATCAATACTGTAAGGGAGTGTCCAAGTTGTGTAGTCATTTATAGAGTCATATATTGCACCACCAAATCCATTTACTACTGCTTTTCTATCTAACCGAATGTGAAAATCAAGCAGACTATCATTAGGATATTGCAATGGAAGCTTTTCTAAATATACTCCATCGGAATTATTAACAACCATGTACAAATCGTTATCAATAATTTCTATATCTAAAATACCTTCATAGGCACTATTAGACGAAGTTACATATTGGTTGTTACTAAAATCCCATGTAGACCAACTAGATTGTAGTTTTTGCCTACCGTCAGTAAACCATTTATATACAAACAATTTCCATCTGTTGTCTGCATCATGTGATAGAGCAACGAGTGTATCTTCGTTACTTGATGTTGCTAGTTTAATTACATTATTAGGAATGTATTTAGGAACGTGTGCGGTAATTTCTAAGGCATCTGTAATCACTGTGTCAGAAGCAATAAAATATTCTCTTACACTAGAAAAGTTTCCTTTTTGTGTAACAAAGTATAGTGAGTTACCAGCACCTACGGGAGATACATTTACCTCATTTTCAAACTCTGTACTTGGAACAATAGCAATATTTTGAGGTGTAAGATTACCAGCCGTCGAAATTGTAAACTGTGTGTGGTCACTAAATAAAGTTAGTGATTCGTTAAATGCAATCGCATGATTTAGTAACGAAATTTTTGTGTGACTAACAGCTACATCAATAGGGTCACCAGCGAGTAGTGTGGTTACCGTGTCAGGGAAGAACCTAAAGAAATCCCCTGAAGCTGACATGATAATTTTATCTTCAGCCAGAAAACCTAGACGGTTCTTGAAGAAGAAAATGTCGTTTAATTTAAGCCCTACAAAGGATGGGTTCGGTGCGGAGTCTTCGTCACCAACTGTTCTATCTTCCCATGTACTATGTTGAAGTGTAAACATAGTTGGGTTAGTAGAAGCGTTGGGTACAAGCTTAACTGGGAGCGTAGTTTCATCTAACTGATATGTAATGCCCGGTTTAACAGTTTCCTCGTAAGATGTCCCACTAAGTGATTTTACATAGTAGTTATCAAAGGAACTATTTTCATCCCCGACAACTTCGTAATATTGTCCGGCTGGGGGGCGTTCAAAAATAACAATACTTGCACCACTAGCCGGGGCAGAAGTTAATTGAACCCGTGAACTATCTCCACCTTCAATACTAAAACCAACATTAGAGCTATTTACTCTTACAGCAAGATTTATAGCCTTTCCGTATTGAAACCCTATAGAAAATCGAGTTTGGCTACCATCACCTGTGTAGTGAGTTTCTTTGTCAGTAGGAAGGTCAGAAAAGCTTTGGTATTTTGTAGTATTTAAAGCACCGGGTGTAGTGGCTGTTTTCATAGCCACAGTTTTTGTTTTGTTCAGAATAAATGTTGTATCCGCTATAGTTAGAAACTTTAAGTCTCTCTGTGGATTATCTGTATAGAGGTATTGGTCAGCATTACTGACAACATTACTCGTAAGTGATGTGCCATTAATATTAAACATATAAACAGTAGCAGAAGATGCTGTAGCAACAACTACGGCAATATGTCTGTTATCCACCCCTCTATCAATAATATGGATAGCCGCATTATCAACTGATGAATTTAGTATCTTTGCAATATGTTCTGTAGCTGGACGCTTAATAAGTCCATCAATAACTGATGACAAAGCGTTGACTTGAGTTTCTCCCTGAGTCAACTGTCGTAGTGACGATGGCTGTTGACTAACCCCATTAAGTAGATTTGGGATACTGGTAGAAACTAGAGGCATAACTTAGAACCTTACTGCTCTGCGAGGCGAACCTCGTGATAGAATTTTATATGTATCAAAGTTGTCTGACAGAATGTTGTTGTCTTCGTTCAACTTTTCTGCACGTTCAAACTGAACCATCGCTTCACGTTCATCTATCTCTGTAAACCCACCTAGGCTCTCAGAGCCAATGTAACGTCCTTGGAAGCGTCTAGCGGCTTTTACAGTAGCGTAGCGTCTAACGTGCTGTGGTAGGTCTTCAAAGTCCAACAACAGAACCATCTCAACACGGAGTGTTCCTGTGAATGATGTAAAGCTTCGTTCTCCCCGGTCATACAGACGGTTGCCACGCTGAGTTACATCTATATCAGCCGATGTTTCTGTGGTGTCAATTCGTACACAGTTGGTAGGTACAATGATTTCGCCATTAACATTAGCTGTTAAGGGGTAGTTGATTTCAGTGTTACAGTGTAGTCCCTGTGTTTGGATATCTACTGAAGTCTCATCTAATATGGACTCAGCCAAAGACACATCCACCAATGACGGGTTGTTCAGACTAGATACAGGAGACTCACCGATGGCTGAAAGCATAATATTTACAGCCTCAATCTTTGAGGTTGGTGCAATAAGAGCCATGATGTTAGTTCCTTAAATGTAAAAAAAAGCGGAAGCCCCGAAAGACTTCCGCTATAGGATTTATGCAGACTGAATCTGTACAGCCGCTTCTGGACGCAGGACACCATGTCCCATTGCGTACTTCGCAACCATAAGAGTACCTTGACGGCGAATGTCATAATCTGACTCAACAGCCAAGTCCATCAGCTTCACAGTACCTACGGCAGAGGTATGTGCAACGAGGGCAGTCGTATTGGACGCATCAACAGCTTGTGCTGAGTTAGCACCACCAGCATCAACGCCAGTACCAGTAATGTTTGTGGTAGGCAGATGTGATGTCTTAATCAGGTTAAGACCAGCAAGCTGTGGGACTTGACCAGTGGCGATAGAGCCTTGGCCTGAGAAGTCCACGTTAATTGCGTTAGAAGCATTAGCCAACAGATAATACTGTTCTGGCTTCAGGAATGCGTAGCGGCCTTCGGATGGTACATAAGCATCATCCAGAGCTTCGGCGGCATCATACAGTGCGGCAATCAAGTCAGCGGCGGCTGTACCTGAGTTTGCGCTAGTGATGATTGTACCTGAAGCATAGCCAGTGTCAGCTACGTTAGCTGAAGCGGCGGCGGCTTGAAGCATAGTCTGAAGAACGTGCTTGTCCATTTGGAAAGCAAGTGCCCGTCCCATCTCTTGCGAGTAGACTGAACGAACATCGTAGTGGTTCTTAGCTTCATCGATATTTGCAATGAAGTGGCTTGAAATCAACAGGTCATTGATTGTGATGACCTTCTCGTTATGGTTGATATCAGTGCCAGTAATTTCATTGCCCGGAGTGTGATATGCCGCTGAACTGCGACCCATCACTGGGAACTGTGCTGACTTACCGTTAGCAATAGTACGAATCATATGCTTATCGGCAGTCACAGTAGCTTGTTCAAAACTGGTAAGGACTTCTCCTGCAAACACCTTCAGAAAGAGGGCATCAGCAGTACCAGTATTATTTACCTTACCAATTTCGGATACGTTAGCATTAGCCATTTTCGTTTCCTCAAAAGTTAAAATTAAAGTTGGTTGTTATTCTGCTAATCACTACTCGCCAGAAAGGGTGTTCTCCGCAGAGAGCCAAACGGTTTATTAGGATAGAAATAACTTTTTAACAGCCTTGATAGGCTGGTTAAGTTATGAAGGATTACTCCTCGCCAGTTTATTAGACACAGCCTGTCTATACGCTGGGTCTTTCTTGTACTCAGGTTTTGCCATATCAGCGGTTACCTGTGCCCAGCTTGCATAAGTGTCTACTGATGAAGATGCTCTACCACCCACAAGGTTAGGGGCTGAACCATTATCTTTCACATAACGTGAATGTAGTGCTTCAATCGCCAGCTTTGCTTGTGATGGGTTACCTGAAACGATTGCATCGTTATAGGCATCTATCTCATCGTCAGACATATTGTCAGAAGCCCATTCGGACATCTGCTCGTAGTTCTCTTCACCCCCTACATAACTGTAGAGTTCGCCTTGGTATTCGGCGGCAAGAGATTTTTGACCTTCAATATACGAGTCCACCATTTCTCGTGGGATACCTCGTGCCTGTAGGTCATCGTAAGTTTTATTAGATAGTTCGCCAGAATCAGCAAATTCGTTTTGCAACGCTTCAAAGTCTAGCCCTGCATTTTCTACAGCCTGTCGAGCATCCGCTGTAGCTTCTGGTTCAGGCTCTGAAGTATCACTTTGATTAGCTTCTTGGCGGCTCTGAGTGAATTGTTTTTCCAACTCACCATATGCCTTAGAAAGTTCTTCAGGAGACTTAAACTTTTCTGGTAGCCACTCAGGACGGTCTTCAGCAACTTCTGGTACTGGTGCTTCACTGCCTGTGACATTGCCTTCTACCTGTATTGATTGTGTTTCAGCCATTATTTAGACGCTCCCAACTGTATGATGTTGCCTTTTTTGTTGATATATTTCTTACCAACTTCAGCAACCTCTCGTCCCGGCCACGCTGGATACTCAGGCTTCTTTACCTTTTCTTCCTTTGGGTTATCGTTCTTCAAAGTCATTTTGGGTGTTGTCATAATTATCCTTGCTGTTTTACAGCTTCTTTAATCACATCTGGTGCGGCATCTTGGATTGTTTGGTTTATCATCGCTTGTTGCTGTTGTTCAGCTTGCGCTTCCATTTCTGCTTGTAGTTCTTGGTCAGTCTTCATTAGACCAATAGTGTCGATGCCGTGCCCTGTAGCCAAACGGTTTACAAGGTCACCAAAGTTTACTCGTGATATTGTCTCAGGACTTACTCCAGCTAACTGAACAAGGTCAGCCATATATGCCCTAAGTTTGTTGAGGTCATTCCCACGCCCCAAAGCTTCTACACCTGTAACAATAACAGGGGTGACTGTTCCCTTTGGTAGCTTGGGGATTTTCTTAGATGCAGACATACTGTCCATAAGTATCTTTACTACAGGCAGTTGCATCTCTTGTGACAGGATTGAGTACACACCACCAAGGGCTGACTCTAGTTCCTGTGCCATAAAGCGTATCTCTTCAGCCGTTACCCGTTCAGCATTACGCTGGATAGCGGTGTTGAGAAGGAACGCATAAGAAAGACGTTCTTCAATGCGCTGTACGGTTTCCAGTACAACACGCATATCTGGATACTTTTCAGTCTGAAGTACACGGACATCATTGGGGTCACCCAGAATAACATCACCGTTCTTAGAACGTGCGAGGTCAGTTCTTCGGACACTAGCATTTGGCCTCACCATAAATACTAGCTTTGCGCTGGCGGCGGCAGAGCTTACCAACGCTTCCATCAAGCCTTCTAATGACTTGAGGTCACCTAGATACTCTTCCACGAAAGAGCGTCCATAATCTTCACCATCCAAGTGTACCATCCGCAGTGCAATCCACGGCATTAGTGCTTTCTTGTATTGGCCTTCAGAGCCGGGGACTATTTGTCCCTCGACTTCCTGATAGACATAATAGTTGTCGGAATCGGTTCTATAAATTTTTGTGTAAATCTTGAGGTCTTCATCGCCTGTGTAATCAATATTTTCGATGCCTTCAGGCAGTGCCCGTGGGGACACCTTTTCCTCTAGGATAACCTCAAGTAATTCCCCTTGTGGGTCACGTTTGGTGACGAAGCTGGACAGAGGAAAAACTCTGAGTCCACCTTTTTTTGGGAGATGAATAAGAACATTCCCAGAAACAATCAGATGCTTGAGAGCTTCAAAAACGTGTACTCTCAAAGCACGGGATTCAATTTCTCCCATGACTTCTCGCTCAACGCCAGCAAGTCCCTGTTCGATTTCTGCCCTAAGTTCACCTTCACCATCTAGTTCTGTCTTGGTTTTAGTATCCATCGCCAGACGGAAGAAGGGAGAGTTAGGTGGGAAAAGTAGAAGCATTAGTTTTGATGCCAGATTATTGACACCCCTCGCACCAATGCTTTGGAAGGGTTGATATAGGTCAGTAGCTGAACTAAACCCTTCTGGGGTAATAAGGGCAGGGAGAGTTAATTCCGAACACTCTCTAGCTCTGTCGAGGTAAATCTCCCTGTCAGCCGCAAGTTTGTAATACCGCTTAGAGCAGGAAGCATTCTCGTGCATAACGATTTACCTTCTAATTAGTTAGGCGATATTAACGCCAGTTCCCGAAGCTCCACCCATTCCTAGGGTGTTCATCGCCGCACCAGCAGTTTTCTTAACTTTAAGCTGGTCAGTGCCTGTATCTGCCAGACCTGTTTTCTTAATAAGGTTTGGATTAACGGCTTCTGCTTGTTGCTGTTCTAGGAACTTCTTGTTAGCTTCATCGGCTCTTCTTTGAGCTTCTTCTTGTTGCTGTTTCATCTGCCTTTCTTGCTTCTTAGCGGCATCGTCAGTAATTTTTTTTGTGACGAGGGCAGATGCGACAGTAGCAATAACCATTGGTACACTACACATATATCACTCCTCAGTGTTAGGGTTTTCATCCCGTCTTTTTAACTCTAACAACCAATTTACTACAGAGCGTTGACCAGCCTTTACCCAAACCTCTCTATCTGACCATTCTAGTCGGGCAGATTCTTCAGGAAATACATGGTCTAGTGTGTCGATTAGTTGAACTACTGTGACGGGTAAGTGTTCTACTTGTTTATTTTCTTTAGACATTCTAGTCCTCTTATATGGTGGGTATTATTCGCAGGACTTTAGACCAGTATCCGGGTCAATAAAGCAAGCCTCTGCTTTTGGCTCGTCTTCTTTTACCTCGTTCAAAATTCCATACCTTTTTCCAGCGGCACGGAAGGTAGTTATTCCTTTGCATCCTTGTTTCCACGCATCGTAATACAGGTTCTTAAACTCATCGTAGGTCACATTGTCACCTACATTACAGGTCTTAGAGACAGCACTATCGACAAACTGAGAAGCTAGAGCCAGAACAGCTAGGTGTTCCTTTGCTGAAATCTCGTTGGCAGTACGGCCTGATACACCCTGACGGTAGGCATAATCCTCTACACGTTGTACCTGATGCCCGTCAAACTGTTGGATAGTACGGTCATAGTAGAGGCTGAAGGGTGGCTCAATGCCACTCGACACGTTGTCAGCGGTGAGGCTGATAGTCCCGGTAGGTGCAATAGATGTCAGGTGTGAGTTACGAATGCCCTGACGCTCAATCTTTTCCTGTACCCATGTCGGCAGGGTCTTGATAAACTTGCTCTGCATATAGTGGTATTGGTCATACAGAGGGAAAGAACCTTTTTCTTCTGCAAGGTCAGCCGAAGCTGAGTAGCAATGGTCACGAAGTGTTTCTAAGACAGTCTCAGTAAACTCCATAAACCCTTCAGAGGCATATGGAAAGCCACACATCTCACCAGCGTTAGCCAATCCTGTAACACCAAGCCCCATCCTGCGTTTGTTCTTAGCCTCAGTTTCCTGTTCTTGCAGTGGATATGTTGTACGGTCAACAATGTTGTCCATCGCCCTGACAACCTGATAGATGTCATTAACAAACAGGCCGTAGTCAAACTTACCATCAAGCACATACTTAGGTAGGTTGAAAGAACCAAGCAGACACGCACCGAATGGTGGTAGAGGTTGCTCCCCACATGGATTAGTGGCTTCGATTTTCTCACAGTAATGTAGGTTGTTCATCTTGTTGATGGTGTCAATAAACAGAACACCCGGCTCTGCCCAATCCCATGTGCTTCGCATCACCATGTCCCAGAGGTTTTCAGGGTCTACCTCTTTGTAGACCTCACCTTCAAACTCCAGAGGGAACGGAGTGCCATCTTCCAAGCACCGCATGAACTTGTCTGTCACACCGATGGAGATGTTAAACCCTGTCAGCTTGTCGCTGTTGTTCTTGGCTGTGATAAACTCTTCGATGTCAGGATGGTCAATGCGGAGAACTCCCATTTCTGCTCCACGCCTGTGACCAGATGACGCAATGGTCTGGCACACAGCATCAAAAATTCCCATGAAGCTGATAGCACCAGATGCTTTGGAGTCGAGTGATTTGATGCGGTCACCTCGTGGGCGAAGACGGCTGAAGTCATAACCTATACCACCCCCACGCCGCATGGTTTCTGCGGCCTGTGTCGCCCGGTGCATAATAGAGTTCATGCTATCTTCGATAGTGCCGGAGACAAAGCAGTTGAAAGCTGTTGTCTGTCTCGCCGCACCCATAGCATTTTGCACTCTACCAGCCGGGAGAAACCTCATGTGGCGAAGAATGTCTTTGAATGTTTCAAAGTGTATTGGGTCATCCTTCAACGCCCCAGCAATACGGACAACCTTTGAGTAAAAATCTTCCCCTGTCTGTCTGTATTTAATAGCGTCAATTTCTTCAGAGATGGGGAGTGTCATCCCGTAGTGCTGGTTTGGTATCATTAGTTTTGTTCCTCTTCGATTTTCTTTTGTAGATTTGCCATAGCTCTCCAAGCTACCTGTGCCCAATCTTCGTCAATGATATGACGCATCATGGCATCAAGCTCGTCACCTGACTTAGACCTGTCCCAATGCAATGTCTCAGGTGTTTGCCCATGTTGGATGCCACCTTTCAGTGACACCTTGGCAACAGCGGCTATTGCATCAGGGAAGTATTTGACGAACCCGGTATAGACGGGGATGGCCTTACGTTCCTCTGCGTTGGTTGGTAGTTTCATGCAGGACTCCAAATAATTGGTTGGTCAAACTCAAAGTTGTAATCACTAGCCCGGAGAATACGAGCAAGCTGTGCTTGGACGAGAGCGTCAGCTTCGGTCTGCCCAGCCTTCTCAAAGGCTTTGACTACAGTTTCCCATGTAGGTGTCTTGAGTAGCTCTGTTGCTCTCTTGTCACCCACACCACGCAAGCCGGGGTAGCCATCGGTAGCATCACCCACAAGGGTCTGATACAGGTGGTTATAGTCGGCCTCTTCCTGACTGATGTTAAGCATCTCACCTGAACGCCAGAGCAAGCCGGGAATGGTCTTGAGGTCTTTGTCTTCAGAGACAATAACCTTCTCACCTTCCAGCATTGTTGACGTAGCCATGATGCCCATCACATCGTCAGCTTCTAGCCTGTCCCAAGTCTCAGTCTTGTACTCGTCTGTAATCCATTGCTTGAGTGCTTTGTAACAGACAGGCTTGCGTTTACCTTTGCGGTTTGATTTGTAGTTGGAGTCGATGTCCTTACGGAAGTTATCCTTGTCGCTGAAGCAAAAGATAAAATCATCTGCCGCAGTTTCATCAACGAGAATGTCGATGTATTGTAGGATTAACTGTTGAGCTTCCTTGGCATCAGCCCACAA